CAATGGGTAGATACCATCATCCATTGATTTGGTTTGATTACCAAATAACGCAATTGCCAACGTTGAAAAGTCGTGTTCAACAATTTCAACATCCATTGTAATAGGATTAAAGAAAGTATTTGTAATAATAATATCTTGATTTGGTTGACCAATAAATGGAGTCGCATTTGGTTTGTTAGTTGGAGCTGAAGACGGTGATAGAGTACAGAAAATTAAATTAGTATTATTATCCGTATATCTATATCTAATGGCTTTAGCCGATGTATTAGTTAAATTTTGAACAACCGGTTCACAGAAGAATGATGAAGTAATTAATCTAAAAAAGTTAGATATTTTAGTACCGTCCGAGTTTAGATATTCAACTCTAAAACCAACCAATCCTTGATTAACAAACTTATTTCTAAATTTTGACGGGACATCTGTTAAATCAATAACAATCCCCTTAACATTAGGTAATGATGATAATACACCACAATCCAATATCTTAGTTCTAATTTGAGCAGGTCTAATGAATAGGGTGTAAATCCCTAATTTATTAAATGTCTCTGCAGGTAATCTTAAATTATATAAACCACCTAAGATTTCAACGTTAGCGTTCCCACCTGTCTCATCATTATTGTAATAAGGTTTTAATACCGATAAAGCATCCAATGTTGTTAAAACAAAGTTATCAGTTTCATCACGACTTGGTGTGTAGTTTAAGATAATCTCCACATCTTGAGGAGATACATCTGCCGGTCTAATAGTACCATAGGTTCCTGTTGCCATATTATATTGTTGTTATATTGATAAATATCAAATTTATGTTTTTATTACCTTAAAAAATTTATATCCGTACTTAGTTAGGTCACCGACGTTATCTACTTCACCTAATCTTTCTAATCTTTCCAAACTAGATTGTTTACCTCTCTCAATGAATATCTCAGATTGGACCTCAGCCTCATCAATAACATTTAATAAGACTTCGTTTTTAGTGATTGCCGAACAAACAATCATATCAGAAGTTAATCCCGAAGATTTAACCATAAAAATCGTTGTACCATCTTGTAAATCAACATAGTCAATCCCGTTAACCGAATACATAACCCCCAAACCATCATCTGTTAATCCACTATAAACACCTATATTACCTGATGTTCCTGTAACAACAGTATTTAACTTAAATGGTACCTGACCATATTGTTTTAAATCGTTTAAACTTGATTGTGTATATCCCGATACCACAAAAGGAACTGTTGTAAATTCCCCAATTGTATCAACGGTTGTATCACAATTAGAATCACCACTAAAAATAAAGTCATACATCAATGTAAGTCCTGACCAATTACCACCCGCAGGTGTAAACCAAGAGGTACCATTTATAGTACCATTAGGGTTACCTATCACAACATCAGTATAAGGTACGTGAACCGTCTTTTTAACCACGTTTGAACCCCAAGGACTCATTCCCGACATACTAATATTATATCCTTCTACGGGACTTGGTTCGGAATATGTGTGGTTTAATGGAAATATTGTTGATGATGATAATGTAATTATACCCGGGTCATTTGGGTCACCCCAATCTAACATATAAGTTGAAAACTCTAAATATTTCTTAAACTCAGTATCTGATGTATTATAAAAATATACAGTATCCGCACTTAATGATGTCGCCGAAAATATAAAATTAGTCATAACATCTTTTTGAACTACCATACCATCAAACACGGAATAATACCCAATATCCACAGTATTCTCTGTTAATAAAATAGGTATGGTTAAACCAGTTAATAGTGATGCTCCATCAGTACCACCGGATAATATTTGTGTCATTGATGAATAAACATACGCCTCACCTGTAATATTTTTAGTCACAGGTCTCTGATACGTTTTACAACAAATTTTATAATCAGTGTATGTTGTTAATTGTCCCGCAAAATATGGGACTTTAAATACATCCCCAAGAATTACCTCAGGTGAAATTTTAATGTGATAATTTCTATCGTCCATATTAAGGGTTTATATATTCATACCATTTTATGGGACCACTGTCCCCAACTCTTAAACCCTGCAAATCAAAAATTTTATAAGTGTATGTTACGTAATCTAAAACCACTTTATAATAAAAATAAATTTCAGGTTTAAACTGAAATGGATTTGCCTGATTTATAGTAATCTGAGGTTTATTTGTCATTTTAACAAACACACCTAATCTCGCATCAAAAAACTTAGCGGTCATATAAAACGTCTCTGTAGTATGAGCAGGATTTGGGTTTATATCTAAGAAACTTTTTTTCCTTAACCAATACAAAAAGAACCCCTCTTTATCCCCAACATAATCTAACGTGAAATTAGGTGTTCTAATGTCAACATTTGGTTTGTATGGTGATAGACTAACATTTTGTGTTGCCCCTTGTTGTGTTGGAATAATTACAGTAAAATAATTTGTTTGAGTTATTGCTGTATTTGAATCATAAAAATCCAATTTAAAAAATGACTTTGTGAATGGTTTAACATAATAATAAATTTCTTTAACATTAAACCCTTCAGGAATATAACTACTAATCCAATCAGAAGCTATTGAAGAATAAACATTCTGCACCGGGTTTGGTGGAACAGTTCCATTTACACTAAAGAAATGAAACATATATTTCACATCTGTTTTTGTATCACTACTATACGGTGCGTGAGCAAATCTTAATATTTCAAAATCCTCTTTATTACCCGTCAATTGGTTAATAACATCATCCTCATAAACACTAATACTATCATCTCTACCATAAAAATCCCACTTCATCTCAATTGGTAAATCAATGAATTTGTCGTTTTTAGGTAATATAAATTTAAATCTATTCACAATTGTCTACTATTGGTGACGCGGCTCCGTAAAGGTTTGCGTAATAATTTATGTCTCTCTCTATATAATTAGTACCTTCCGGTATAATTCTAAATGTATAATCACTATATGGATAATGAGTATTATTAAAGAATGGATAATTAACACCATTACCCTTATTATCTATAAACCCATAAGTGTATATATCCCTCCAACGAAATAAATTATCCCTTGTTGAAAAAAATGAATAATCAGGAACTCCCACAACATCTTTTGGTGACCCGGTCTCAATATAATCAGAAAAATCTCTAATTTTTAAACCATAATGTGGTTTATAATAAAAACCAAACGGGTTAAATTGTAATCTAGTGTCTGACGATAAAACATTAAATACATTTGGGTTATATGTCAATTTATGATAAATTTCAGAAATAACTCTCTCTTTTTGTTCATAATTATTCCATTCACAAAAATCACCATCCAACGTGTCTCCCGACATAAACGTATCAAGATAAGTAAAAACATAAGTACTTGCCGGTGTTGGTTGAGTTTTAGTATATGTACTGATAGGAAAATTAGTGTTAGATAAATTGTTACTTAAAGACCACCAAGGTGATGGTATTCCAGGTAATACACTATCATTTAAAGGTAAGTTAAACTCATACCCTTGTTTCATACCAATATACTTATTCGGATTACTAAAACTAGTTTGCCCAAACATCCAACCAAAATAACCTTTATATAATACAGTAAAGAATAATTCAGAAACCGGTCTTTTTTGGTTATCAATTATTTTATTAATATCTATATCTCTATTAAAAGATAATGTATAAGATTGAGCACCTTCTCTAATTGAAACTCTCGCTTCACGATTTGGTGTATATCCACTACTCTCATATTTCTTCTTAGTCCCAAAAATATTTTGTTCAAACCCGGCTTTAACCAAAACCGCATCTTCAATATTTGTAATTATTTTATGTTTTCTAACATAATATGATGATAATGTCTCTACCGGATTCTCAATGTTAATAATTCTTCTAAAAGTACCCGATGTATTATTATCAAACGTTGTACCTGTAAATCCAATATCAACAATATTAAACGTATACATATCACTTCCTTCAAGTCCTGTACCTAAAGAAAACACTTGATATTTATCCTCACCATTATAAGAAAAACTTAATTTAACATACTCACCTACAGTTAAGTTATGTTTAACAGGACATCTAAACGATATCATACCTAAACCACCAATTTTTGACGAATAAAGTACAAAGGGAATACCATCTGACGCAATCCATTGAAGTGTTTGATTAGTATTGGAATCAATCGCTTGTAAAGTTTTTGTATAATCATTTTCAAACGGATAACTAAGGTAATGAGTCCAATTGTATGTGGACGCACTTTTATTAACAAATAAAATATGTTCATTTGGTGGTTGAGTATACCCCGAAAAATCATAATCTGTTCTAATAAAATCAAACTCATTATATTGGGGGAATCCTGACCAAGAAACATTAGAATTTGTTGGACAATTAAGTTTAGCAGCAGCATCCTCATTTATATATGACAAAGTTTTTTCAAATCTTTCATAGTTAGAACAGCCTGTATACGAATTTTTAAATAAAACTGAAAATTTACAACTAGGTCTAAAATTAGTAGATTGCTGTCTTTCATTATCATATAATGTTGCCAAGTTAATATCCAAACTTCTATCAAACTCCACGTTTTCTTTAGTTGTTTGTACAAATGGGATATTAAGACCAATATCCGTATTTGACGCTCCCTTATACGTTAAAGAACCTAAAACAATTCTAGTGTCGTTACTATTACTCATTAGTTTACAATATTTTCAGTATTTATCCATTTTTGAGTAAATCTATCATAAGATGACTTACCTTTTTTCAAACCAAAGAAGAAATGAAATGGTGCTCCAACGGTAACCGTATTTGGATTAGTCCAATATTGTACTTTTGGATTAATAATACCATTCGCATCTACAGCATAGATATAACCTTTAAAATTCTTAACAGGTTGACCCGCTTGAGCCCCCATAAAATAGTCACTATTACCTTGTAATCTATCTAATGATTGGTATTGATTTGAGAAAAATGCCGGACCATTAACCGGACCTGTTACCCAATTATCATCTTGGTCTCCAAAAATACTATGTGTATTACTTCTACCAGGACCATTTTGGTCTATATACCACTTATAAAACGGAACAACTTGACTATAAACACCAAAGTTATTAAATGCACAAACATTAGACATATTTACTGTATCATCAATAATAGTTCTTTTTGGTGTTATAAAATCTCTAACTTGAGTATTAGAAGAAAAGAAGATACCAATAATTGCTTTACTAGAACTCGCACCATTAAAATAAATTGGTGGTTGTGAACCCGCCGGTGGGTCAGGATAATTAGCCGTATCAAATTCCGCAACACCTAATTCAGAACTAATACCTATCATTTGAGGATAGTCGGCATCCGCCTTAAGATTTGGTCTAACACCGAAATACTTACCAATAATATTCTCCCCAATAACAATACTAATTAAACTGTCTAAGAAACTTTTATTAATCATTCTACTAATAATATGTAAATTTAAAATGTCTGAAACATCACTAAATGTTGTTGGTGCTAATTTATCCATAACATACCCATCATAGATATCGGACATAACTATTTCTTGTAAGTAATAAGTTCTTGGACCTAAATCCATCATTGTTGTTGGATATTTTAAATTAAGAGTATTTTCAACAAAATAACTACCAAAAAGAAACCCAACAATTCCACCAGGATTAGGTCTATCGGAACCAATAAATTCATTAGTACTAAATTTGTAAGGACTTGACCTATAATAAAATGTTTTTGTTTGACTATGGAAAATAATTGGCTCCTTACAATGGTCAGATTGAGCTCTATTATTACTATCGTAGTAAGTTGAAGTTTTAAAAGGAAACGCAAATAAGGTACCGTTAATCCAATTATTGGCAAAACTATCCGACCAAGTATTTCTACAAGCAGCAAAATTAATATTTAACCTTGACTGCCATTCCGGTTGAACACTAAATAAATCACCAACCAATGAAAAGAACGGTACTGTCCCAACTAAATAACAACCACCTCGAAAGATACTTTGACCCCAAAAATTATATGAACATCTACCTCGAGACACCGTAATTGTATCTCCGTTAGCAACATAACAATCTAAATTAGCCGATTGAGGACAAGTAAAACTTTGAATAAGTGCACTACCCACTGAACTAGAATATGATGCCGTTTCAATTGTTGCATTACCTCCCGCGCCAGTACTCACCGGATTAGAACCCGATGTTAAACCAAAGGCAAATACACCACTTCTACTATCCATAGTATCCATATAAAAATTCTCATTAGCAAATAACGGAAAACTAAATGTTGAGTCTGTTAAACCATTACACTTATTCCATTGCACACAAGTGGATGTTGGCAATCTATCTGACCTCATAATTATTTGTCTACCACTAGTTCCCAATCCAAACAACATCTTAACATTTTCATTATAAGAGGGTGATAAATATAATGAAGTAACATCAATATAAGGATACGGTACTCCTGGAATATTATTAGTGTGTGGTATGTACGGTGTTAGTGTGTTATTTTTATTTGTTCTCATAATTAAAATACCTCCACCTTCAATAATCTCATCAGGGAAATAACCTCTAGTAACACCAGTGTATGATGGTGTTAATGGTCTATCATTTGACGTTGTTCCGGTAATATTATTATGGGTATAATCAAAATAGTCACAACCAAGTATTGGTGACACAGGTAATAGAATTTCCTTAGCTTGACCCCATTCATTAGTATAATCATTATCGTCACCATCAATTCTTAACCCTGATGTTGATTGATATGAACCACTATTAACATTTTGATTATATGGACCACACCCACCACCATTAAACGCCATTGATAAATTATCTAATGAAGAATATAATCTTGGTAAACTACTTGAGAAAGGTTTAAATAACGTAGAATCCGGTTTATAGGTATAGGAATCGTAATAAAGTTTTTGATTCAACGTTGCATATGTATCTAATGTTGTATTAGTTGACATATCCTGTCTCGTATTTTTAAACCCTCCTTGGATTGGGATATTCAAATGAAATTTAGGGTCGCCTGAAAGTGCTCCGCCTATTTGAACCGCATCTTCATTTGTATGACCAAATAACCTACCCAAACCATATTTAACATTTACCTTAGGTGAATATGGGTCAACACCCCTAACTAAAAATACAACAACTAAATCATTATAATTTTTAATCTTACTTATAGGATTTATATATAACGGAGCCTCAGGATTTGATGAAGGATAATTACACCCATTAGCCTGAAGATGATTAATACGAATTTTATTAGAGAGATATCTCGCATTAAACGAATTCGGTAATTGTGTCACACATTGATTGGTATATGCACTATAGGTCATACCTGTTAATACTTGGAAATACTCTATATCAATAGGGAATTTATGATAGTCTGTTGACGCAGTAATGTTTAAACCTGTATAATTTGTTGTAGTATTCCCCGACCCACTAATATGTGCGTAATTAAGGGTAATTGAAGTTAATGGTAATGTTGTACCTGTAATTGCAAAATTTTGAAATTGATTTTGAACAGCATTAACATTTGACAAATACATATCAACATTTATATCCGCAGATGCTCTTGTATCACCTGTTAATTTAGGGTTTTGGAAAGTAATTAAAGTACCGGGTAAAAGTCTATTTAATGATTGTTTAGAACATAAAACCGCAACAACATTATCAAAGTGATGGTTAGTATTATTTGGATTAAAATTAACTTTTACTCTATTAACACCACCTCCCGGATTAGGAAATCCCGGAATTGATTCATCAAAATATTTTGCTTTAGTATTAAACAAATTCATTCTTTCAGAAAAAGTTAAACTTGTTGTAAAATTATTATAAGGGTTTGACCCGTATTGAAAAAATTGAGGAGCATTTATTCTAACATCATTTTGTACTTGTTTTGGATTGGTCTGAGGTGGAATCACGTCCCCTGTTAATAAAGCAACTGTTTGAATATAATAATCATCACTACCACCAATTAAAGTTTTATCATATGTCTCACCTTTTGATAATTTAACCAATTGAACATAACCTGTCCCAACACAATTACCATTATGTTCTTGACTTTCATCCTCAACACCAACATCTGCTGTAACATCTGCAGTAACCGCACTACCATCAACACCTCCTTGTTGAAGACTACAATCACACATAGAACAATCTGGGTATAATATTAAAGGTAATTGCATTGGAGTACATTGGTCAACAACTTTCTTTTTCCACTGATTTGCAACAATAAATAATGCTGCGGAAATAGCCGCATATTTGGCAGCACTTCCTAACATCGCTAAATTTGGAGGATAAGTACCAAACGCATTAATTACTTCAAGAACCGCTGAAACGGCATAAGATGCCGCCATATATAAAAGATAGAACCATAATATATAAACCGCTGTATATAATACGTGAAGTATAATTATTATAATCCAAACAACTGACCTAATAACTACCGATAATAAATTAAATAACGTGTAAATAATATCAAATCTAAAATTAGCATCATTTGTTGGGAATTTATTATTTTCCGTATTACAATCGTCTTGAGATATGGCTTTAATACCAACAAAATTATCAGGGAACAAACCCCCTCTAAATTTATCAATCATTTGGGATACAGTATAAACTTTATTATATTGCATTAAATAAAATTTATCCTCACAATTAATCGCCTCTTGAATCATATGCTGACCCATAGGGGTTGTATCACCATAATCATCCCAATCTAAACTAAATGCGTACGACTTAAATGCGTATTGAGTACCAATACCATTATTTTTAGTTGGGTCATTACCCGTTGAATTCCAACCATATTCTTTAATATTTGGAACCAGATAATATCCACGTCTAATTGATTCACCTAATGACGGAGATTGAGCCCATTTAACTTTAAACCTATATTTTCCTTTAGTTGGAATACCTTTATTTGGGTCGTCTGATATAACTTGTTCACCAAATTCATTAGTTATTAAATAATCTAAATTCATTGGTACATCCAATAACCAAGCTCCATTATCATCAATAACTACACCACCCATTTCTAAGTCAAATAACTCTAAAGTAGGTCTACCCATAGGGTCTTCCTTAATAGTCTGTCTAATCGCCAATATTTCACCGGGACTTACCGTTAAATTACATAATCCCCCGAGTTTCCATTTAGAATTACAAGATGTTCTTACAGTAGCACCATCAATATTAGAAACAAGAGACCCCATAAAAATTGAGGTTGGATTTATATTAATATTAGATTCGTTACTTAAATCAAAATCACTTCTACAAATACCTAAATTACAAACCTCAGATTGACCCCATAATGGTTCAACAACAACAGTTCTTACTAAATTAATAATTTGTGGTAATTCTCGTAAATTAGTTGATTTCTTAAATTTAGTACCGTTAACTTGAGCTTGAGTCGCAATACCCATTCTTATTAAATCTTGAGGTGATAAAGAAAATTCACCTATATCAGATAAGTCAATATCAATAGAAATGGTATGAGTACCAACCGGTACCCCAAAAATCATAAAATCCCCACTATCGTTAGTTACCGCATTATATTTAAAATATTTGTCATAAACTTGAATAAGTGTCGGATTTGTTAAAACATCGGTTCTGTTAAAAAAAGTACCTGTAGGTACGTGATTACTATAAGATGGTTCGTAAGGTAATAAATTATATCTATACCCGTCTTCATTAACATCACTAATTGATTGATATGGATATATCTCAGAAATGACAGAATTAAGACCATCTTCTTCTGTTAATGGAATAAATACTGATACTTTAGCGTTTGGTAACCCAAACCCATTATTAACACTAACACGCCCAATAATAACACCATAATCTGAGCACACTCTTGTGTATATCTCACTCTGTAAAACTTTCAGAGATAATATCTCAAGATACTCAAATTCTTGGTCTATACTTACGTTTATTGACTTGTTAATACCTAAGTCCGTTCTTATTCTATATGAATTTGGCATAATATTCTTTTTTGATAAATAGTTTATATACTATTTTCAAAAGATAATTGAAGTTATTTTAAAATAAATTCTATTAAAAAGTTATTTCTTTAATAGTTTGACCGGGTTTTGGTCGTTAGATAGATAATTTGAAATTATACTAAACACTTTATTTGCCATTACGTTATCTATTGAGGTATGAGTCACATTAGGGATATGAATATTTACATACTCTGTTTTTTTATTTTTTACCTCAGTAGATATTTTACCACCTGAATTTGTGAAAAAATAATAGTTATCAGACCATTTGTCTGATGTAAAATTTATTGCATATTTTACATTATCTTTAACAACATAGTCATAATTATTGTATTTTTTATTAGCTGAGTCTAAAAATATTACTAAATCAACAGTTTTCTTTTCTAAATATAATTTATCTAAAACTTGAGTAACATTATAACCTCCAAGACTATGTCCAACTAAAATAACCTTTCCATTTGGTCTGAACATTCTAAAATATTTTACCGTCGTATAAACTTCTTGAGGTGATAAATTAAAACTATGAGAACCAACATAGGTTAAAACTGTTGTATTTTTAGTTGTTAACTTTTTTTCCACACCACCTAAAGCATCTATATCTCGACTTCTTGTTACGTCAATTTGAGTTTTATTATTTGGAATATAATCAGTTACTGGCCAATTAGCCCCTTCCATAATAATAACCAAATTATCAGTATTTTCAGTGTAATAACTTAATTCATATTTAGATGCTTCAAATTGTCTTCGTTTTATAATTACACCAATTTCGGACATTGTAAAAATAAAAAATAAACCGGTAAAAAAATATATAATTTTTCGTTTATCAGTTATTAACAGATTTCTAAAATAGATTAAAGTAATTAAACTAAATATTAATCTAATGTTTAAGACAAACCCAAAAAAAAGTGATTGAGCCCAAGTACCGTGTTCACCTTTCAAAGTATCTAAAGATAATATTGAAAAACCATCTTCTATAAATTCCAAAAATTGTGTAATATATTCCATAAAAATAATCGTAACACATTTTTACTTAAAATAAATAATTACGAGAAATTTACAGTTTTTAAATTTTTAACTCTAATATTAATATCTTTACTAGCGTATCTAATTTGGTAGACTTGGCTTGGTTCCGCAAAGATAGTATCATCAACTAACCCAATTTGTTTAGTTGCACTATCAGAATATCTTTGTGATGTTTGAGATGATGAATACTCACCACCAACTTTATTAAAGAACAATATGTCAGATAATGATATTACACCATTCTCACTTTGAATTAATCTTCTTAAATCTGATACGTTAACATTCTCACCCATTTGTCTATTAGTTGGAGCAAAAAAGTCATTAATAAGGTTTATTATTTGAGATATAACAACCCCTTGATTTTGACTATTATCTAACACAACATCAACATTAACCCCTAAATCAATAACACTCGCAGTTTCAATAGAAACATAATCATTAATCATTCTATAATTCGATAGATAATTTGCTACGTTATTTTTTAAAGTATTAGAAACAACATTAGTTAATTTACCATTTTCATCATAAGATAACATCTGAACTTTTATCTTATTGTTTTCTTCTGTTATTGCCACTTTAGCGGGTGCACCAAATTGTGATGGCATTGTTCTAATAATTGAATCATAATCATTAATAGTTACCGCTCTTTGTTGTGCCGAAAAGTTAAACGCCACTAAATTTCTTACTTCCTCTGTTGTTGGGTAGTTAGCCCCACCAATAGCCGCAGTTACGTTAGTACACGATAAAGAGTTAATTGTACTTGTGTTTTGAGATTGACTTGGTCCATTAACAAAGAATGAAACGGTACCAATTTGAGTAATTGCATTAACACCTAAATTACTTCCGGTACCACCACCAATTCTATATTGTATAAATAATGTTGAATTACCCTTTAATGTACTTCCTAACGCTAAGTTATTAGAATACTTATACAAATTCAAATTATAACCATCTCGGGCAAACTCTCTTAACTGTTCATCAGAGGATTGATTTCCACCACCAAAAGTCATTTTTAAGAAACCTTCCGGTGTAAATTCTGTTATAAATTTATCACTTGTCTCAATATATTTACCCACTTTAATTCCGGGTTGGTCAGAAACTTTAGTTGGGTCCTCAATAAAAACTCTATTATCAGCCAAAGCATTCACCTCATACCATCTATTATCAACACCTAAAAATTCTTGGACGGGCGGCACATTTGAATATTGAGTACTATCTTTAAGTAAAACACTAGTTACCCCTAAAACATTTTTTTCAGGTAAGAAAACCTCTAAAAATGGTCTAACATCATTAGCCGTAATAACTTTCTTAAAAACTTTAGTAATACCATTAACAACAGTTTCTCTTTTAATTATGGTATAATTAATTAATGTATTATTACCATCAAAATTTGGTATTTTTAATCTATTAGGGTACCCTTCAGCTCCAATTGGAGATGAAAAGTCAATATCATAAACTGTTTCAAATACCTGACCGGCACCACTCACTTGTGAACCTCTACGTAAAATCCCACAATATCTTAAATCTTCTTTATCCCCATACGCCGGAACTGTAATAGCAAAATCAACTAAAGCAACAGACGGTCTTTGTCCCGGAACTTTTAATCCATATGTTCTTGCAATATTAAAGATTGATGACCTTTGTTGAGCATATTGTAATACCGTTTCTTGAATACTTCTATCAATATTAAATTGTATGTTATCCGTAACAGCCGCGTTTAGGTCTAATAATACTGAAAATACTCCAGCATCATTAAAGTTATCAATTAACTCAGGGTAATAAGTTCTAGTGAAGTTTATTAACTCAGTTCTGATTGATTGGAAGTCTCTCGTAGTATACGATATTTTCTTGTTTGCCATATTATTAAATATTAATTATTACAAAATCACTAGCGTTGAATACGTCGTCAGTAATCGTATATTCTATTTTAACCTTTGCGGTATGTTCTTTAAGTCCGATTCCGGGTACTCTATAAATTCGTTCATCACCATCAATATAGGTACCTTTATCTTCTTCACCATCAGAAGCATCCGTTACATTTATATTTGTTATTGTAATGTTTGGTATATATTCTTCAACCGAAGCCCTTATTTCCGCCTCAATCTCAGAAAATGTTGGACCATCCATTGGTTCAAAAATAAACTCATATAATCTTGTCCCAAAATTTGGCATATAATATCTTGTACCTTTTCTAGTTAATAAAAGGTGTATTAAATCAGTTCTAATCTCTTGAGTAGCCGTACTTGAAAGACTCAAATATTTTCCCTCACGAGAATCATTAAAAGGAAAATTAATCCCATATGTTCTACCATCTGCCATAACTATAAATATAGTGTCGTAATTATTTCTTATAAATAGAGTAAAATAAAAAATCACGACCGAAGTCGTGATTTATATTTTGATTAAGAACCACATCCGAAACATTCAAATTCCGTATCTGTTGGTTTTGAAGTTAGTTCAACAGTTGGTTTCTCAATTTGTTTTGGTTGACCCACTTTTGAAATGTCCACCGCCAAGTGTTTAGCTCCGGTTGATATTGCCTTTGTTCTAACATAATAACAAAGAGTTTTCAATCCTTTACCCCAAGAATGGAAGTGTGATGAAGATATCTTTGATAATGTTGGATTAGACATATAAATATTCATTGATTGTGATTGGTCAATAAAAGGTGCTCTGTCTGCAGCCATATCAATAAGTTCTCTTTGAGATATTTCCCAAATTGTTTTATATTTTAGAATTAAATGTTCAATTCTTTTAACTTTTTTATTGTAATTTTTGTCTTCGGTATCTAAATAATTATTAAAATTAATGTTCAAAATAGAACCTTCATTCATTATAATTTCATTTTTCAAATCCTCACCCCAAAGGCCTAACTTTTCAAAATCGTTAATTAAGTATTTGTTAACAATTAAAATTTCACCACCAACTACACGACGATTAAATAATGCCGAATGAGCCGGTTCTGTCATTTCAAATGACCCTGTAATCTTAGCTGAAGACGCAACTGGCATCTGAGCCGTGAATAATGAGTTGCAAACCCCGTGATTGGACACTTCTAACTTAAGTGAGTCCCAATCCCACATTCTACCTAATCCTTCGTAATCTAATCCCCACATATCAAATTGGAATATACCTTTTGACATAGGTGACCCTTCAAAAAAATCATATGGTTTGTACTCACCTGATTTACATAATTCCATACTCTCGGTGATTGCCGCAAAGTAGATAGTTTCAAAAATATCTTTATTAAGTTTTTTCGCCTCTTCAGATGTGAAGATATAATCCATTAAGAAGAATACGTCAGCAAGACCTTGAGTTCCAATAGCGATTGTTCTTTGTTCTAACCCACCTTTTCTACCTTGTTCCGTTGAATAACTATTAATATCAACAACTTTGTTAAGTGCTCTAACGACCTTTCTAACTTCACTATATAGTAATTTGAAGTCAAACTCTCCTTTAATAATAAAGTTTTTCAACACCATAGACGATAACGTACAGATTGCTGTGGTGTTCTCATCAGTATATTGGTAAATCTCATTACATAGGTTAGATTGTTTAATCACCCCAATGTTTTGATGATTAGTCTTTCTGTTAGCACTATCTTTAGAACATAAATAAGGAACCCCTGTCTCAACTTGAGATTCAATAATTTTATTCCAAATTGTTTGAGCAGAAACTTTTTTACCTAAACCAAGTTCAACCGCTTTGTTGTAGTTTGATTCATACTCATCACCGTAAGCTTCTTGTAATGGTTTGATACCCGCCTTAATAATATCGTTGGGACAAAATAAATACCAATCATCATTGTTCTTAACCGCATTCATAAAGTTGTCCGGTAACCAAATTGAGGTGAATAAATCTTTAGCTCTCAATTCCTCAGCACCTGTATTCTTTTTAATTTCAAGTAAGTCAATAATGTCTTTATGCCAAGGTTCAATGTAGATAGCCGCACTACCCGGTCTTCTTCCTTGTTGATTAAAGAATCTTAATCCTTCATTAACAATCTTTAGGTATTTCAATAAACCACCCGCAAATCCTCCTGATGAGTTAATACGACTTTCTTTACTACGAATGTTAGACATACATAATCCAATACCTGCAGCGTCAGATGAATAAGTTGAGATGTCGTTGAATGTCTGTAATAGACCTTCTCTTGAATCCCCATTATTGTATTTCAATACACAAGAAGCTAATTGAGGTGTTCTTGTCCCGGCATTAATCATAATTGGTGTCGCCGGAGAGATAAGTTGATTTGATAATGAATTATAGTATTCAACCGCCTCTTCAAATGACTTAGTCACCCATAAAGCCACTCTCATATACATATGTTGAGGTCTTTCAATTACTTTACCTTCCGGAGTTTTTAACAAATACATTTCTGATAACGATTTCCACGCAAAATAATCAAAATTATAATCATTCTCGTGATTAATTACAGAATCAATATTTTCAGGACCATATAGTTCAATAGTCTCCATTAACTTATCGTTAATAATACCATCAACGTGTAATGTGTGCATTGTGTTACAGAAACTATCATCAGTCTCTTTATGATATGCCGAAATAGCCACAGATGAGGCTAATCTTGAGTAATCGTGATGACTTCCGGTATATGCCGCTGCAATCTCATAAACTAATTTATCCAACTCTTTAGTTGTAATAACTCCCTCAGTTGGTACCGAAGTAATTACCTTGATGAATACCTCATCAGCGTTAACGTTCAACCCTTTAGCCGCTCTCTTTACTCTACTGTATATTTTTTGGGGGTTAAACGATACTTCGTCTCCCCCTCTTTTTTTTATCTTTAATGACATCATATTAAAAATCCTCTGTAAATGTTAATGACTCACCTAATTTTGCTTTCTGATACTCCATAGTTCTTGATTCAAAGAAGTTACCTTTTGTTTCAACAGCAATTTGTTCCATAAATTTGAATGGTTGTTCCACATTAAAGTGTTTCTTACAACCAAACTTAATTAGTAATCCGTCAGTTACAAATTCAAGATATTGTTTCATCAAGTTTGAGTTCATACCAATTAAAGACACTGGTAATGATTCTGTGATAAATTCTTTTTCAATTTCTAATGCAGATAGTAAGATTTCTTTAATTCTTTTTTCTGTTGGTTTGTTCTCAACGTGATTGTTAATCAAATGGATTGCAAAATCACAGTGTAAATTCTCATCTTTGAAGATAAGACTGTTAGCATTACATAATCCTTGCATAATTCCTCTTGATTTCATCCAAAATATTGAACAGAATGAACCTGAGAAGAAGATACCTTCAACCGCCGCAAATGCCACTAATCTTTCTTGAAAAGAAGCGTTCTCAATCCAATCAAGAGCCCATTTAGCTTTCTTTTGAACTGCCGGTAATCTATCAATTGCGTGAAAACATTCGTCTTTCTCTGTTTCATCAGATACGTAAGTATCAATCAACAATGAATACATTAACGAGTGAATGTTCTCCATCATAATTTGGAATCCGTAGAAAAATTTTGCTTCAGCATATTGAACCTCTTTTAAGAAATTCTCAGCTAAGTTTTCATTTACAATACCATCAGATGCTGCAAAGAATGCTAATATATTTTTAAGGAAATATCTCTCATTATCAGATAGGTTTTCCCAATCTCTAATATCGTTAGATAAATCAACTTCTTCTGCCGTCCAAAAAGCCGCTTGATGTTGTTTGTAATATTCCCATATATCATTATGTTCAATTGGGAAGATAACAAATCTATCATTATTTGGTTCTAATATTTTTTCTTTCATTTTTAAATTAATTTTGTGTTTGTTCTTTTTGTTTTCTTTTGTCTAACAAATCTTTTATTCTTTGTCTGTTTCTTTCTTCAGTTTGTTCTTCTAACCCTAAGAATGTTACTGAACTCTCTGTATCAATCTCCAACATACCGTTATCAAATTTACAATTCTCAAATACAACTCCATCATCACCAATACGTGATTTAGTAATTGCAATAGTTGCTAGTTTCATTTCTTTTTGTTGTAGAGATTTAGCTACGGAAATAATTACGTGTCCAACCTGAGCTTTTTTGATAGACCCACCCATTTGGTCAGTTGTCACAACATCCGAAGATATTGAACTTCTATTACCCTGAGTTGCTGTCCATCCTACTAAATCAAGTTCGTGACACATAGATTCAAAACCTCTCATCACAGACCCTTCAGACTTCCATTCATCCCCCAAGTTTTTATCCGGAACCACACAATCAATGTAGTCCAATAATACCATATCAACTTTGATTCCTTCCGAAATCATTTTTCTGATTTGGTTCTTAATCTGCATCATTGTTACAGTATCAGATGGAAGTTTTTTAAGTATCAATTCATTAGGCATTTTCTCCTTAATTTCTTGAACTTTAACCATTACCTCATCTTTTCTTAAAGACAAATCATCCGGGTGGATTTTTGTCCATAATGTAATGTGTTTACGTTGAATAATCTTTGGGTTATCCTCAAAGAATATTTGTAAAACATTATATCCCAAATTAAATGCGTGATTTGAGATTTTTGTAAGTAAAGTAGATTTACCTACACCTGTTGGTGCTAAAATAACACCGATTTCACCTTTTGCCAACCCTCCTTTTAAGAGTCTATCTATACCCGGAATACCCATAGGTATTGGATGACGATAATCTTCGTTTAGAACATCATCTAAGTTACTGAAAACACTTTCCGTTCCCTTATCGTGTTCTCCAACTTGTAATGCCTTACTAACCATTTCCTCTAATGTATCATAACTCTCAAATTCACCGGTATCAATGATTTTTTGAGCTTTAACCATTACTTTCTGTAACTCCTGTTGTTTACAGAACTTCATTGATTTTTCTTGTACAAATTCAGCCCCTTCAAGTGTTGATTCCTTAACTTTTGTAAGGGTATCAATAATGATTTTTGCCGCTAGAGGTTGTTGTATCTCAGATTTTGTAATTTGTTCTAATGTGTCAAAGGTTGGTGTGTGTTCGTATTTTGTATAATACTCTTTAATCATTTGAATAATTAATTTGAAGTATTTATTCTCAAAATAACTTGTTTCAATCACATCTATAATAGACCTTGAAAAGTCTTTATCAATTATGATTTGGTTTAATAATTGTATTTGGAAGGTACTCCCCAAATACTCGAAATTTTTGTTTGACGCCATATATTTTTTCTTTTAGTGTAATAATAAATACTACACACTTAAGGTAACATCCAGATATTTTTTTGTTAAATTTTTAGATGAAAAGATGTCAGTCAAGTTCATCAACAAGTTTTTTAGGTGTGGGCGTACATCCACGGTATATCTTATCTTTGGAGGGTATACTTTAGCGTCCACCTGTCTATGACAAATTGTCACATCATTTTGTTTGATAAAGATGTTAAAGTACTCCGGACCGTCAGTATAAGACGTTTCCAAAATAGCTGGATTGTTAACGATTTCATACATATTATCCGTCATATATGTTACGGTTTTCAACGACAATTGTGTTTGAATGTCGTCTTTAAATTCACGAAGTAAGTCATAAAGTTCTACTGAGTTTTTACCCTCATTGTTGAACTCTCTTACGTTAAAAAATCTCTGTACAATGATGTTATCGTTTACCATCATTAAGAATTCTAATTTTACCGAATCTTGGTCTTTCATAGTTTTAATTAATTGTTTTTGTAATTTCTTTTTTCTTTTCTTGTTAGTTTCATAAAGGGTCTAACAAAATTAACCCACGCGTCATCTCCTTTTGGTAGATACTTAAAAAAACCATCTTCCATCATCATCTTAATAAGACCTCTATGACCCCTTCCATCAGGGTCCAAAGTTTCTCTATAATATAACTCAACAAGTTCCTTAGCCTCGTCGCTAATTAGAGGATTTGACAAATTTATGATTTTTTCGTTAATAACAAAATATTCATCACCATAAACACCACTCTTAGTCTTACCGGATAACAAATTTTGTAGTGTTTTATTATCTTTATTTTCCTTCAGTAGAATTTCAGCCTTTTCTAAAATATCGGTAATTGAAACCGGTTTTTCAAGTAACTCAGGAAAAAACTTAATAAGTGTCTTTTCACCCAACCCATATATCCCATCAATATTGTCCGATTTATCTCCCGATAATATCTTATAAGTTTTAATGTTTTGATGTGGGAATTCGTAAAAATCACATTTGATTTTACTTCCAAGACTATAAGTTTCTTTGGTTCTTGGATAATAGACCGATACCTTATCCGATATAAGTTGGGTAAGGTCTTTATCCCCCGAATAGATGGTCTTTTGTTCGTTCTCCGAGATTTGGCAGTAGTAAGCAATCAAATCATCCGCTTCGTTATTATCTACGTTGATTTGTCTTATATAACAGTCCTCTAAGTATTGTTTGATTCTCTCTTTCTGCTCAGTGAAAGAATCTAACTTATACTCGTTGTCTCTGTCTCTACGTTGTTCTTTGTATTGGGGGTAAATAAGTTTACGGGCAGAAGAGTTATCATCACCGTCCCACATAACAACAACCTTATCAAAGTTTTGTTCGTCTATGAATCGTCTAATGGTATTCACAAAGTGCCATAAGGCACCTATGTGTTTTCCATTGTGATAATAATCTTTAACCCCGTGGAATCCAATTTTTACTAAATTGTTTCCGTCAACCAAAAGTGTTTTAGTCACTTGTTTTTGTTTGTATTCGTTACTACTCTTTTTCTTCTTTTTCTTCTTTTAAATCAAAATCACCATCAGTACCAATAATTGTTTTCCAATAATCCGCATACTCTTTTTTATATTTTTCAATATTTGATTTTTCTTCTGTTGAGTCTTTACCGGCTAAAAATCCGTGAGGAGTTACTATAATTTTACCATCTTCATAACCAAGCCCATTTATGTGATTTTTTAAAACCGAAACTTTACTCCTAACAGCAAATTTAATACTTCTCTTATCTTTGGTCGCAGTTATTTTATTTGTTCCAGCACCTTTTTGATTCCCAAATAAAAACACTAAAGATGAGTTTAACCAAATAGCATTTCCACCCTTCGCCATAATTTTAGGTTGTCCAAATGGATTATCAGGTAACTCAACCCAAGGTTGGTTTACAATAATCAAAGTATTTTCATATTTTGAATCTGCTTTACGAGACCCCGATATTCTTTGATTAATACCCATACCTATTTTATCCGATAATGCCGACGCGTTGTGCATCTTACCACCTTTACCTTCAAAGGTCATTTTACAAGGAACTGAACCAACAGAATCCCACATAATACATAAACTATAATCTAACTCACCTTTTTCTTGAGCATCTAATAATGAATTAATATAATCCGTAATTTCCTCAATATAATTAAAATTATTATTGAATATGTAAAATCCATCCCAATCTAATTCTCCGGTTTCTTCATCAACAACTTCCTCACATTGAAAACCCATTAATTTAGCGTGTTCAAACGACCATTTCTGTTCAGTAATTATGAATACCGGTAAAATACCTTTTTTCTGAGCATCAATAGCAGTTTTTACCAAAGCTGTTGTTTTTCCTGTGTCTGAATGACCCAAGAACATATTTAAGTGTCCTATAGCCGGACCAGGTAATCCAACAGCATCCAAAAAGTCAGGACCTAAGTCAAAAAAACTTTGTGGCTTATATTTTGCCGATGTTGAGAATTTGTCCTTAATGGACTTAAAATCGTGTTTTTTAATTGCCATATATATATGTTAATTTAATTTTTAGTGGTTTTATTAGATAACATAGACACGATGTCTATGTTCGTGTCTATGTTAAGTAATATAAGTTTTGTTTGATTAGAACGGCATATCATCATCCTCTTCATCTCCCGCTTGTGGGTCAATCGGAGCCGATGGTTTAGAACCACCAAATGATACTTCAGACTCATCAGAGTTACCATAATCATAACCACCTTTATCAGAGTTCCATTTTGGAGTTTCACCTCTTGCAATAGCTTCTAAGTATTCAACCGGTTTTTTAGAGTAAACATCTTCCCAAGTCAACTCATCGTTAATCCAACTTTCAGATGTTGTTTTATTCTCGTGAATAGGACCAGCATCGTCATACATAACTGTTTGAATTACTGTGTAGTAAGCCCCTTTTGGAGTTTTAGCTTTAGTTAATTCAAGGATAAGGTCTCTACCTTTTTCAGGGTCAGCAATATCTCCTTTGTTTCTGTAGATAGGAATGATTTTGTCATAGATACCTTCATTTTTGTAGTTAGATTTGAATCTCCAAAATTTAACACCATCTTCTTCGTTATCTCTATCAATAACTTTAACAATGTAAAATTTACGTGCCAAGTAATTTGAAGCTAATTTTTTATCTTCTTCTTTACCTGTTGAACGTAATTCTTCGTAAACCTCAGTTAAAGGTGAACGTTCATTGTCATTTTTTCCCGGGTCATAAAATTTTTGGAATTTTCCATCAACTTGAATCTCGTGGTACCAAACTTCTTTAAATGGTGAAGAACCATCTGTAGTTGGTAAGATTCTTAATCTTCTTTGGCCTTGAGTTTCCTTATCTTGAAGGATTGCCGCGAAGTATTTTTTCATTCTTTCTTCTTGTGTGAATTTTGAGGTAGAAGAAGAGCTACCTTGTTTTGCTTTCTCGTATTGAGCCAAAACTGCGTCTAATGAATTTGTCGCCATAGTGTTTAAAATATTTAAAGGTTTATAAAAGTATAAGTGTCAGCCGTGTGTTTGTCAAATTGTTTTGTAAAAAAAAGGGCCCGAAGACCCTTTTAATTTACGATATTTTTTGGAATCCTCCTTTTGACGGGATTGAGTCTTCAAAATTTCTAAATGTTTTTTTAATCTCGTTTGGTGAAAAATCTTCCACTTCGTCTTGAGTTAAAATATACTCATTTTTTCCGGACTTTTCCATATCTTCTTCTTTGTCTTCAAAGAAATCTGATAATTTTTGATTAAATGGTCCTGAATCTAAACTTCTTAGTTCTAATTTTTCTTGAGGTGTTTTATCTCTATATCTCTCGACTTTAGCTTCAATATCATTTAATTTAGTCATAAGACCGTCCATCTCACCTAATTTAGATTCTAAATCAGTTAAGTGTTGAAATAAGTTATTAAAATATTCTTCTTGTTTTTCTTCAACTTTTTTCTGAGACGTTACTAAATCAGTAACATCAATTTCTTCTGTTCCACCTTTTTGTTCAGGAACTTTACCGTTATTATCTACTTTCTCTACATCAGGGTCGTTATCAACGTCAACAGGTTGAGGCCCTTCAGGAGCTGCCGGTGCTGGTGGCACCACATTAGGGTCAGCAGGAGGAAGAGCTGCGTTTGGGTCTGCCGGTGGCAAAGCGTTAGGGTCTTCCGCCGGTGGTGGTGGTAATGTTGCATCTTGTTCAACAATATATTGATTGATAGAATTATATCTAGCAATTTCTTCAACGATTCTATTATCTATTTTTCTCATTTTATCCGTTTAATAATTGTTTTACACCTGTTAATGTTTCAACTTGGATTTTTTTATTTGTATTCATTGTGTTATCCACGCGTTCTATTAAACCATCTTTCATTCTGATAGTATAACAATCTCCCGTATCTAAATCACATACTTGTTTAGAACCATTACCCAAATCTTTCTCTGAGCTTCTTGTGGTTTTACCTAAATAATTGTCTAATATTAATTTTGTGTTCATAATCTTTTATATATAAATATCTGTTTATTTGTAAATGTTACTGAGTAAATGGTGGACTAACTAATTCAAACATTTGATAACTATTAGGTTTAAATGGATAATACTCCAGTTTCATAACATATGTTCCCGGTAATTTACCATTTACTGTACAAGTTAAAGGTCCTGAACCTCCATCACAACCATATGGTACGGATTCATTATTAGAATTATAAAAACCTTTAAGACCTAATTTAGTAAACTCAAAATTAGGGTCCACAATTCTTAAAACAAGATATTGACCATTAGATTGAAGGATATTACTATAACTATAGTCATTACCTACAAGAGTTGCCGATAACCCTAAATTAACTATTTTAATATCCGGTGGTAACGTAGGTGTTGGTGGTTGTGGTTGTGGTGTAGGTGTTGGTGAAGGGTTAGGTGTATGTGTAGGTGTTGGCGTAACATTTACTGCCGGTCTTGAACTTGTAACCTGAGGTTGCGTATTTGTAACATTTCGTTTTGTTGGATTAAATATTTTAAACGATTCCTCAATTTTATCTTTTAAATTTTGTAATTCCGTCGCATCATATGATGTATAGACATTATCCTCTCGTTTTTCATTTGTATTATTATATAATATCCAAAATTTAGCAATATCATCAGGTGTATCAAGATTTTTAATTAAACCTATTTTAGGTAACCATCTGTCAGCCAACATAGCAACACATTCCGCCATACTGTTATAACCCACATAAGGTCTATCTGATTTATCACTATTTGATGAGGCACAGAAATATTGTTTTTCACTAAACCATCTACGAGAGAATGTTTCACCCCAATATTGGTCTATAGTTGTATTTGAGTAATTGTTATCATATGATATTAATTCATTTCCATTTGCCGATGCAATATATAATGTCGCAAAAATAGTATACTCTAATGCAGCATTCTTAGATGCTGAATACCTTATTGATGTGGCAACATCTGAAAAACTAACACGAGTTTTCTTAGGATTCTCAATTGGTTGGAAAGTACTATACTTACTTTCAGGTGTACATTTAGGTTGATTATTTACCTTAAGTTTTGCATTTCCTTTTTGAGAATCGTAGTTTTGAGCCTTTTCAGATAATACATTCTTTTTTGCAGCGTCTTTAGCATCCTTTTCTTGTTTTACTTTTTGTATAATAGATTTTAACAAAGTTTGTTTAAGAACTTGAATATAATTCTCAATTTTAGGTAACTCAGCCGTTGGTTGTCTTATCCCCTCAATAATTGTTTCAAATTGTCCCGGACTAATGGTATGATTAACCTTTTGAATCATATAAGGCCCACTAAACATCGGTACGTGTCGTAAGTTAAAATACATTGTTGGTTGTATCATAGCGTTACCCATCATAAATATAGTACAACTATAACTTCTATTTTTATATAAGTTATACAATGAAATATTTTGAGTTGCACCTCCGGTACCATTATATAAGTTAGACATTTGAGTCTCAACCGCCAATGATTCCATTGTCGCTAAACCAGGGTTTTGAGCCACCTGAAATGAATGGAACATAGACTGATTTTGAGGACCAATATCTACATTAAACCCAACTACCTTATTTGATTTATCCCAATCTTTTTTACCCATTTGATTTTCAAACAATGGGTTATCACCTTGTCTTGTTAAATCAAACGCGTCATCTCTAAACCTATAATCTACATTATTTTTAATGGCCAATTGTTCACTAGTTTTACCCGCATAAAAACAAACCAACTTTGGTGAAGATTCTCTATAATCAACATTCATAAAATTACCAAATAATGTGTTTGCAAATTCTAAAGTACCCTCCGCTCTTGGTGTTGGATTTTTAGACACGTCTTGAACATTGTAAAAGTTAACATATGAAGGTAAGTTCATAATCTGAAAATTGTTCTCCGTTAAAATGGTTGCGATAAAAGTATACATAGATGTTTTATCGT